TTCCTTTTGGAATGTTTCTTTTTTTCAAAAGTGATCCCATGCGCGTTGCGTCGGATTTATTGGGTTTTTCGTAACCTATTTTTTCTAACACCTCGGTAGCCGTCATCCATATGCGTTCTGGCCATTCCCAATCAAAGAATTGCTCCATTTTTTCCTCGAACGGATCAATAAACTCAAATTTCTTATTGGATTCATTAATAAGATTCAATTCTTCTTTGTTTAAAAATGGTGATTCTCCTTGGATGTACATCTCATAAGCGCACCTCCATATTTGCTGCATGTCTAATCCATGGCGCGTATCGATAGGTTCGGTAAGGCTGATTGTCCACCAGCGACGATTACCGGTAGAATCAACTAAAAAATGCGATTCATTGACGGTGGCAGCATAAGCAGTGCGCCTAATTAAACGACTGTTGCGAATAGCATAAGGTCGCCGCACGTCGTCTATGTCATTAGTAATATGAGATTTTAGTCGAGCAATATCAGCTTTTCTAAACGTGGCATCTAACTCGCCAAGTTCACATATCCAATATTCTGAAGCGGTTAAAATGTCATCTTTGCGAGAAGGATCAAGAGATAGACCTCCTTTTACCGCCTTCAATGGTTCAGGAACCAAAGACATTACAAAGCTTGATTTATGAGTATGCGGTTCTCCTTGAATAACCAGCACCCCCTGCGCGGAAAACCCCTTCTCGGTGAAAAGAAGGGCGATGGCTGAAATCATCCAGCGTTTAATTAGAATATATGCCAAATCATTATCGGTAGTTTGTATGGTGGACAGGAATTTAGAAAAAACCGAAGCATCGGCAAGTGGCTTACTTAATATCCAGTCTCGCACCGGATGATAAGTATTTTCCCAAGCTATTTGGTCTAGGTGTTTATCTAATCGCTTATGAGGCAAGCCGTTCAATACGGCCAAGTCGATAATATAGTTTAAGGACGCATTGTCAGCTTCTTCCTCATAAAAATTAATATGTGGAATAGTCGTTTCACGTATATGTTTTAACATATTCCATCGAACCGTGATTTTATAATGAGCCAAAAGAGCGCGCAGGTTTTCACAGGTATCAAGAGGTTTTGGGCGAGAAGAATCAGAAAGGTGAGGGTATCGGTCAATGGAAAATAATTCATCAGATGGTTTTATATTAAAAAGCTCCTTTATAGCATCGAAATCCACCTCGTCATTATCTTCATTAAAATCCGCCAAATCCCATTTTTCTTTTACCCCAAGGGATTTTATATCTATCAAATAAACAACTTTAGCCACCCATACAAGCTCATCTTTAAGCTTTTCCATTCCCTTATATCCGGCTTTATCATTATCAGGGAATAAATACACTGTTTTATCTTTTAATGCGCTTAAATCGGCTTTATGAAGACTAGAAGCACCACCTAAGCACGTAATTACATTAAAATCAGGGAATAATTTAATAGCGGCATCAGCGGTTTTTTCTCCTTCCACAAATAAAATAGGTTTATCCGGGTTTTTTTTTATAGATAAGAGATTATAAATAGGCTTTCCGCCGTCTGGGGCGCCTCTTTTCCATACTCCATGGTCATGTTTTAAGGTGTAAAAATCTTTTCCCTCATTTTTTTCAACTCTAACTTGAATGCAAATAGGGTTTTCTTGCCATCCGTAATACACATAATGTATTTCATTTGGCTTTGGTGATGGTATACTTCTCATTGCATAGCTCCTTGAGTTAATTAGCCTGATAAAACAAAAAAGCCCGTGTGGTCTATCCACTACGGGCTTTAAATTTATAGTAATACTGGTATAATATTGTCCATATAACCTATGTCCCACCCTCATGGGTTGTATATCTTGGCGTATCGAATGCATATGGGCTTAAGTGGGCAAACACTTGCGCCCATTATCGTATCTTAATCGCTGGGATTTTTATAGCAGATTTCAAAATGCTCGGAATAATCGCAATTAGTAGATTTTCTAGGTTTGTCTAGTCTGTTTATTTCATCTTGAAGATAAAACAAGGCTTTCTTTAAGTCTTCTATGCCTCCTTTATGCTCATGCCTCCAAATGTATTTGACCACATTGCCTAAATTAAAATTAAGATAACGAACTACGGATAAACATTCTATGGTGCGCCCACACGAGCACTTGGCGTTTGAAGAATTATAGTGCTGAGGATGGTTTACTGTTTCGGTCATTTTTGCATTCCTTATGTCTTATAACCCATTTATTTTTGTAACGATTAAAACTTTTTATGCCATTAGGAGCGTCTTGTCCACAAATATAGCACGGCATCGTGGGGAGGCGTTTGTTAAAGGTGAGTATGGATGAATTATTGGTCATTTATTACCTTATGAGACTCGCCATAATTATCAGTCATGGAGTTTATTTTTGAAATAAGATTTCCCGTATCAACAAGCCCGTCATATTGATATAACGCATATAAGCGAAGTTTTATTTTTTTAATCTCTTCTTTTCCATATATCAGTATCTTCGTGTCGGTTGGTATGATGGCCACAGATGCATACGTCGGCATGTTTTTCACTGATTATCATTTTCATACCTCAGCGCATCATGGATTTTAAGAGCGGCAAGAGCCAATATTCTCGCGTAATTTTTCTTGCATTTCTCATTATTTAGAAGTTTTCCTGCTATGTAATTCGCCATATTCATTTCCCAATCGATTGAAACGGGCTGTAATAATAATTTTCGTACTTTATCTTCTTCACTGATTATCATTTTACTCCTCCACATTTCATGCATTCTTTTTTGCCATTTTCAATATTTATGCCCATTAAATGCTCACAATAGTTATCAATCATGGATTGGATTTTATCGACCAAATCATGATTTTCCCTGCACCAATATTTAATGGCTTCTAACTCTTTTTTCGTAAAATTATTCATTGTTTATCTTCTCAAAAGCATCCAGAACTCTCTGCCAGTCTTTTACGTCCACTGGCATGCCCGCGCTGCCTGTTTCAATCGCTCTAAGAATTTCATGCGTCATTTTTTCACGATTTTGGTTATATAACTTGTCAGCATTTTTTATCAAAACATCACAAACCGTAGCGACCATGTAAGTTTTTCTACCAAGAGCATATCGAACTGCTGCCCATGCTAAGTCGTTAAAATGCATGCGAGGAATTGTTACTAAATCATCATTCATAATTAAGTTCCAAGTTCAAATCTAAAAGAAGATTATGGATCATGTTACGAAAATTTTTTAATTCCTCACGATTCATGGTTTCTACAAACACAAAACAATCGTCATCTGGACACCAGCCTAAAACTTCGTATGCATCATCATTTCTTTTTTCAAAATAAATTTCATATTTTCCGTCTTTCTTGAAATCATTCATCTGTTATGCTCCGCATACTCACCTATCTTGCCCATTAGATGCGTGGCTTCATTGGTTAATAGCTTGCTTTGAGAAATATATTCAAGCTGCATTGTTAGGCTATGCTTTGGATGATTAAATATTTCAGCAACTCTATTAAAAAATTTTGCCTGCCCGTCTTCATATAATTTGCAAAATTCAATAGCCAATTCTTCTGGCGTAGGTTCGTATTCCACAGTCACTTCTACTCTCATCTATAAAACCCCAAATATCTTATAAATTTCTTCAAATTCATCGTCCCAAGGCACGATAACTTGAAGATTGTCATTCATCGCAAATTCTTTATTGCAATGCCTGCATCCTAATTTGCGGCAGCACTTAGTTAAATGAATTAAAACGTAATATTTGTGAAGTCCGATCAGGCATTTAATGCGCTTAATCATCTATAAAACTCCTACAATCTCTTTCCATTCAGGAATATACTCATCTAATTTATTCTTATTCCCCAACTCCAAGATTCTTTCCTTATTTGCGCCAAGCTCGAAAGCTTGTTTTAACCACTCACAAAATGATTGAGGCGTTCTACCAATACAAGAAGCAAGCCATACCTCAATAACCGCATGGCTGTCACGATCTACATCGCCATGGGGCTTGTAAATTAAATTGCCATTTTCATGTAAATGATATTCTCCTTGGATCATCTATACACCTCGTTATATTCCTCTATTGTTTTCAATAATAATTCAATTTCTTTAAGCTTATCCTTCCCTTCATCATATAAAATGCCATCATCCAGGAATCCCTTTAATGCGCTTTTATAGGAAACGGTTTGTAAATATAATTGCTTAACATGGTACGCATCTAATCGTATTATCATCTATAAAACTCCCCGCAAAAGTTCGCACCGTTGTTACTAAATCAATTTTCGCGTGCTTAGCAAGCTCATGCGCCTCTTTCAACTTCTCGTAGTCAATCATTCATCTATACTCCATTTTTGAAGGCAACCCAGAGAACAAAAATGCTTATCCTCTTTAATAATCGGATATCTCATCATGTCCGTTACCCAGCTTTCTGTTAGTGGTATTCGTTCGCAAGTTAATCTCAATCTATAATCAATACTATTGTCGGTTATATGCAAAAATCTTTGGCAGCCGTCACATGTTGTTTTTTTGGTTTCAGTCATCTTTATCTGCCGTAATATATATTGCCTTTACAGCCCACATCACAGCCTGTTCCAAATTAGTTAATGCCAATGATCTTTCCCGTCCTGACTTAATTAAATTAATATGTCTTTCTAAGTCTTCAGCTAAATATTTAATCTCATCCGCAAACTCTTTTAGTTCCGGATTAGAGTTGTATTTTTTTCTAAATGTATCTGTCATTCTTCATTCCCCAGTAATTCTATCTGTGTATTTTGTTATTTTTCACGAACCCCAAGACCTAGACCAAGAACAAGACCAAGACCAAGACCTAGACCAAAACCAAGAACTAGACCAAGACCTAGACGTAGCCCTAGGCCTGGATGCAGACCATTCATTTCCTTTTAATATAATCATTTTTGATTCTCGGGTAATTCATGATCAAAAACAGTAGCGTCAATAATAGAATTGCGATTTACAATGACATCATTAATAAATGGCTCTACTTCAGAAAACTCTCCATTTCTTAAAGCGTCATGAAATCGTCCAGAATCCGCAATCCAGCTTGCTTTTCTTAAAACAAGCTCTTTATCGTCAACATAAATCAATTCGCCAACTAAATGCATTGTTACCGTACGAATGAAATAATTATTTCCTGTTTTCCATGGCGAAGTAGTTGCGCACGTGGTGGGCGATTCTTCATCTTTAATTAAAATACTTAACAATTTCTCAATTAAAACAGTGTTCATTTTGTCTCCTGTGTATTTGTATTTATTTTTTGCAATTAATCACTTGCCCATTCTTTTAAATCATTTTTTGCGCACAAATACCCAGCCACCCAAAACATCAAGGATTGGTCTTTTCTTGACAAACCATCAGTAATTTTTTGGCAATTTTCCCATGCCTCTACAAATGCAGGATGCACGGTGGCGTATTCTCGCAACTTACTTAATTCTTCTTTGGTCATGATTTATTTCATCTCTTAAAGTTAATAAACAGTCTGCAATCACTCGAAAAGCACGCAGAGAAATAACAGGATCAAAAGACACACTTGACAATAATTGTTCCAAGCGTGCAAATGCTCGATTAAGTGCCTTCCCCTCTTGCGCAGCCTTATAAGCCCGCAGATGCTCCAGCTCCTGTATCATATCCTCATAATTGTCCATCCGGTAAATCCTCTAACGATGCCTTTAAAGCTCCTTGAGTTATTTTTTCAATGCGTCTTTGAGAACCGATAGGAATATATCCTTTCTTTTTAAACCAGTTGTGCCAATTCACATGGGACAAGCCTGTTTTCGCCTCAAATTGATTGCCGTTGATAAAATAACTTTTTAAATCTTCTAGCGTCATAATATTCTCCGTAAATTATTATAAACATTCTATTGACAAATAGTAAATAGATTTACTAAAATAATCTTACGTCATTACCGGCGTAGACTAATCAAAGTAAAGAGGTAATTATGTTGAATGAATATATTTTAGAAATGGAAACGCTTAATAAAAAGCTGGCCAAGCTTACCAAGCGCAAAGAAGAACTAACATCGCTTATTATAGATGAATTAGGACATAATCATGAAGGGCAAAAGTCGTATGAATATGAAACATGGAAAATAGAATGTAAAACTCCCTTTATTTATTCCTTGGATAAAAAGGCTTATGAATCCGGTGACGTGTATCTGCCTGCTGAATTTAATCCTGTTAAGTCTTCTGTTTCTTACACCGTAGACAAAAAATTATGCGACCAATATATGATGCAGGCTCCGTTAAGTGTTAGAGATGCTTTATCGCTGCTCATAGAAAAAAAACCCTCTAAACCATCCGTTACTATTAAAGCGAGGTCGTAATGTCTAACGTTGTTCTAATTATAGGTCAAAGCGGCACTGGTAAATCCACCAGTATCCGTACTCTTGATCCTAAGTCTACTTTTATTATTAGCGTTCTTGATAAGCCGCTACCATTTCGTTCTGCTAGAGCTGGTTATAAATTATTAACTTCTAATAAAGATAAAGAAGGTAATTATTATATAAGCGACCAATGGAATAACATCTTAAAAGCAATCGAGTTTGTTAACAAAGAACGCAAAGATATTACAACGTTGGTTATAGATGATATTCAGTATTTGATGGCCAATGAATTTATGCGGCGAGCCTTAGAAAAAGGATACGACCGCTTCTCCGAGATTGCCCAGCACTTCTGGTTGGTTATTAATTCGCTTCTTAATACACGCTCTGACTTAACGTGTTTTGTACTATGTCATAGCGATACCGATATCCATGGAGTAGCACGCTGCAAAACAATTGGGAAATTATTGGATGAAAAAATAACAATTGAAGGAATGTTCACTACGATATTGCATTCTAGGGTTATGGATGGTCAATACAGGTTTCAAACGCAATTCGATGGTGACCGGCTCGCTAAAAGTCCCATTGATATGTTTCAAGAGCTTCTTATACCTAATGACTTAAATGAGGTCAAACACGCAGTCGAGTCTTATTACGAGGAGGAACATAAGGATGGAGTTTGATATAAATATTTGGATTAAAAAATACAGAAAAGTTCGTCAAATCGGCGAACTTTTAAAAAAAGCAAATAATGGAGAATATGTTTTTAAGGATGGCGAGCGACAACAATTGCTCCATAAGCAAGAGATTATAATATCCTCTCAATCTCAATACATGAACGAGTGCGGACTTCCGCGCGCACCCATATTATGGCATTACAACCCAAAAGATGAATCTACATGGGCATCAAGTGAGAATTTTGCTTATAAACATTTATTAAATACTTCACTACAAACCACCGAGGAAAAATTATGAATTTTTGGAGTAGCGACTTAGGGCAATTAACGGGGAATCCGGAAGATGCATTTACTCAATCTTTTAGTGTTATTCCAGACGGTACGAAAGCGATAGCCAAAATTGTTCGAATGTATAACGTAGAACACAACGGAGAAAAGCGCATTGAAATTGACTGGGAAATAGTTGAGGGGGAGTTCAAAGGTCGTCATGTATTTCACAAATTAAAGGTATTTGATGACAACAGCAATAAGCGTCATAAAGCTCTTAATATGCTTATGCTTATTTATAAAATGTTCAAGGTACAGCCATCCAGTACCGAGCCTCCTTCAGATGACTTTATGAAAGTATTCATAGGAAAACATGCAGGAATTAAGGTCCAAGAATGGGAAAACGATGGTAAATGCGGAAACTGGGTATCTGAAGTCCATCCATCTCAAAGCTTTAAATGCGAGACAGGGGTAAAAATGGTTGTTACATCTACCCCAAGTGCGGTTGAAAGCGCATTTAGTAGAAATCCTAAAGTGCAAACTGATGTTATTGAGGATGACATCCCATGGTAACCGGAACATTAACCCAACTATTAGAAGAAGCAAAGCAAGCTTCGGAGCCTAAAAGAAACTATATAGGGTCTAGTGAAATTGGGCATCCATGCTGGAGAAATATTTGGTTTAACTATCACGGGGAACCTAAAAAACCCCGTGATGCGCGTACCAATCGCATTTTATCCATCGGCAAATATTTAGAAAATTATGTTTTGCAATTGATTTCAGGGGTTATTTCTGTTCAAGTCCCTATAAAGGACGCTAAAGATAAAGAATTACCTTATTTTTTCGGTCATCCAGACGCTATTATTCGATTAAATAACAAATTGCATGTACTGGAGATAAAAACAGCTAATCATGCATCATTTCAGCAATTGGTAAAACATGGGTTACGTAAATGGAATGAACAATATTATGCCCAAATTCAATGTTATTTGGGATTTTTGAATATGGATAGCGGTTTCTTATTATGCCTAAATAAAAACACAGGGCAATTTCATGATGAATACGTGGAATTCGACCATCTTTATTTCGAGCAGTTACGCATCAAAGCTAAAGCCATTCATGACGCAACTATACCTCCTCCAAAAATAAACAAATCCCCGTTGTTTTGGACATGCAGAATGTGTGCCTTCAAAGACAAATGTCACAGTGACGACAATCACCAAGAATACAAACCGTGAAACACCTGCGCCCCTACCAACAAAAAGCATTGCAAGAATGCTGGGAAGCACTAAAAACCAATGATGAACCGGTATTATTGTATGCCTCAGTAGGCGCGGGAAAAAGCTTGATGCTTTCCGATTTACTTCTGAAATTCGAAAATAACAATAAGCGCGCTTTATGTATTGTCAATAACGCAGAGTTGGTACGTAACAACGCCGAAACCTATCGACAACAAGGTGGAAACCCGTCGCTTTATTGTAACGCCTTAAATATTAAAGATACTTCTCAATGCGTTATATTTGGAACGCCTCAATCAGTTCTCAACGGCATTAAACGGCAACGAAAAATAGGTGATTTAAGATTTCATATCATCTTGGTTGATGAAGCGCACGCGATTGACTATCAAAATCATCGCACCACCTTCATGCGTATTTTGCGCCATTATAAAGAAACAAACCCTTCTATGCGTGTGTTAGGAGCTACAGGAACATGTTTCCGATATAAAGGCGAATCGATTGTTGGGGAAAAGTGTTTATTCAAAAAACAGGTGGGTAATATTACAACCGCATGGCTTATCGAAAATAATTACTTGGTTAAGCCTATATTTGAGGTAAATAAACAACACGAGATTGATTTCTCGCAGGTTCGCTTAAACAGCATGGGAAAATTTGACACAAAACAACTGGAAAAAACCATTGAAGAGAACCATCGCCTCACGGGTAAAATCTTACTGCGTTTGCAGCATATAATGACCTCTCAAAAACGCTTTGGATGCTTTATATTTTGCTGTACCAAGGCGCATTGTTATGAAGCTCTTAATGCATTACCTGCCAACCAAAGTGCTGTAATAACCGCAGAAACACCTCAAAAAGACCGCTTGGTTATTCTGGACAAAGCCAGAAAAGGCGAAATAAAATATTTGATTAATGTGCAGGTATTAACTGTTGGTATCGATGTACCGGGCTACGACACATTATTGTTTTTGCGCCCTACCGAATCATTGGTGCTTGCTGTTCAAATGATAGGGCGCGCGTTACGTCTTTATCCAGGAAAAGAATCGGCTCTTATCTTAGATTGCGCAGGCAATCTTGAGAGACATAAAGACTGGGACGATCCTATTATTCTGGACGCTATTAAACAAATTTATTCCGATGAAAAAGACTTAATTTTCCCATGCCCAGAATGCGAAACATTGAACTCCGAACATGCACGACGGTGCGTAGGAATAGTTAATAACAAACGATGTGAATTTTATTTTGAATGGAAAAATTGCACTAAGTGTGACGCTAAAAACGATATTGCCGCGCGTTATTGCCGATATTGTGAAGCGGAGCTTTTAGACCCTAACCGCAATTTAACCGACGCGCCTTTTAAATCGCAAACAGAAACGGTAACGGTAATACAGGCTAAATACTGGCTTCAGCATTATGATGACAGGGTGCGTTTATCGGCGTCGTATAATTATGCGTATGAGGGAAAATCTTTATGGATTACCGAAAGTTATTCGCCACAGGCGTCCGATAAGGCCAAAAACTTATTTTATGGGAAATTCGTCAAAGATAGCGTGCCAAATCCCTCTTTCTGGTATCCACATTTGCAAAACAATGTGTACTTAAAGGCGATGCTTCAATATATCCGTACGCCAACCACCATAATACTTAGATACGACAATCTAAAATGGTCTATTTGGAAAAAGGAATTTGCAGATAATCAAGAATCGCCTTTTTTGCCGCCTCAAATCCAACAGACCATACACAATGATACCCCTGCTGCGCAAAATCCATCATGAATTTTTCTTGAGAATCGGTAGGTTTGTTCTTTCCTACTTTTAGCTCCAAAAACATGCCGTGCATATTGCCTTGAGGAATGCCAATAAATAAATCGCTTACGCCCGAACGCACCCCCATACGCTTTAGCAAACGCCCTTGCTGGACGCTCGTTTTTCGTTCATTGCCAATATGAAACACATAAGGCTCAATATCTGGTCGGCTCCTAATCCAATCCATTAATTTACATTGTTCTATTTGTTCTGGAGTCATTTACCCTCACGTAATACGGTGGCAACATCAATAGCGCGTCCCTTTACTTGAGAGGCCCATTTGCTGTCTAGTGCCTCAATAGCGGCACGCGTATAATCGTGACGCTCCAATGCTTTAATCATTTTCTTAAACCCCAGTAAACGACTTATTCCAAGATTAAAACACATATTTAGTATGGCATCCTTTCTATTGGGGTCGAGCCTCATATACCATGGGTATATTTCTAATTCTCTTTTGCACCGCGCGATATCGTTATCTAATAGAAAATAAGATTCCTCTACCGATATGCCGTTATCATCTAAATTACGCCCAACACCTATAGTCAACTTCCCAACCGTATCTAAATAAGGCTTAAGCTTTAATTTTTCATGAGCAATTATCCAGTCTCGTAAACTCATCATGATATAACCGCACCTTTATAAAATAACCATCCTGTTGTACGCACAGAATAATAAATAATATCGGCTTGCAATCTACTTATATGCTCGTCTCGTAACGCGCCATAAAAAATCAAATCAGATTCCAAGCGGGAATATCCCTCGTCGTTATTATAAAGCCAATCATGAAGAAGTGCTGGCCTAATTAAACTCGAGTGCATAGGGGATATAATAGGCCATGCAACCCTAGGGATGGTGGCTAAGTCAGTTTCGAATTCATCGGGAATAATTAATAGGCGATCATTTATCCATACTTCGAGAGGATGGCACGTTAAGTAATGATAGCCATAATAAGGACGAATGCATGCGGATGATATAAATTGCACGTCAAAGCGTGGATTACTTTGACACGCAGAAATAAATAAAAGAGCGATGATGTATGCAAACGTCCTTATCATCGCTCTAATATAGCTTAAACAGCAGCTCTTAACAATTGGTAGTTAAACACGCAATCATTGCCTGGGTTACCGCTAAAAGTAACGGTCAATGTATCGTTAGTGACCACCGCATCCACGATTGTAACGTTGTTCGTGCCATCATCTACCATTTGCACAAAGGCCAAGTCGGTAGCTAATGCCCCAGCAACAGCAAATGCTTCGGAAGCTGCACCACCTACCGTTGTGGGCTGACCGGCAAACTTAACCACATAAGCAGGAGAAATCCCGGTGGCTAACATTCCCAACTCAACCGCCCCTGCTTGAATGGTAGTCGCGCCAGTATTGCTAATGGCCACATCCCCAGACATTGCAACCGCTGTTGCAACGTTTCCGGCTGAACCTACTAAAATCTGAGCACTCGGGAGTGCTGCCAGTTTGCTATAAGCAATAGCAGCAGCTGCATTCACATCCGCGTTTACAATGGCACCAGCAGCTATTCCAAATACGCCTGTATTGGTCAAGGTGATGTCACCAGAAGGGGTTACGCCTGTAGCAACGTTAGAAGCATTACCTACAAAAATATCGCCATCTTGAAGTGTTTCGGATAAAGAACCTGGATCGGTTTCGGCAACAAAAGCATTAGTGCTTGTGTTAAGAGTAAAAAAACCTTCGCCATCGCTATAATTAATTAAAAATACACTGCCTTCTGGCACATCAAAAGAGCCATTATTAAGCTCTTCAATAGAAGATGTAACATCTTCTGATGTCCAGTACCCGCTTGTAGTCATTTGAGCGGCAGTATTATCGGTGGTCATTCGAATAATGGTTGGTTCAACACCCCAATCGTAAGAAATAGCTAAAACAGCCATAGGAGTCTCCTTTTATTTTAGTTTTCGACGTCGAATCTTGTCTAAGTCATCCATACCGAGAAACCCCTCTTTCTCAATCATTGGATTGGTGTCATTCTTTTGAGAATCACGTGCCATTTTAGCGCGATTTATGTCTCGATTATAGTCTGTAAAAGACTTCTTGGAATAAGACTCTTTGCGGTCGGCCATGTTATTTCCTTTTTTTGGTGGAAATGTCGAGTTTTTTTATTAATTTATTGTGCTCTTTTGTTTCTGTTCGACACTCTTTGTTGTCTTTTTTTAAATGCCTAACAACCTTGTCATGAATGTCGCGCATTTTCATTTTTTAGTCCTTAGCTTAGATAAGGTTTTCGCAAGCTCGGCGCGCTTCTCGGTCTTTTTGCCATAAGCTCCTTTAGCAGCCTTGTCAATAAACCCCTTCTTTATATCGCCGTCTTTGCTGATAGCGCCATGTTTTTTGGCGGTGGCTCGAAGCGCACCGGGTTTTTTGATGGCTCCTTTTATCCACTTTTCCCCATCTTTTTTATTTGCCATTTTCTTCTCCGTGAAATACTTTCTTGGATAAAATATATTCTTCACTCCATAACCCATTAATCATAGATTTAATTGCGGGCAAATCTGAAAGAGCGTCCATTAATGCCGGCTTTCTTGAATGGCTTGGCATATATCCGGCCACGTGTTGACCAACAATGATAGAATCCGCCCCGTTAACAACGCATTCATTGGTATAAACAGTAATGTTTCCACTTTCAGTATCGATGGTTATTTGGGTTATTTGCTTTACTCGATCCAAAGCCATTGGTATTTCTCCTTTTATGCAGTAGCCGTTGCATAAACAACAGAAAAATATAGAGACGACGTATCTGACAAATCAGCATCAGTTACCCTTGTGCTATCGGTCTCCATATTATACAAAAGAATATTAGTCGTCGCTTCCTGAGCATAGCCACCAATAACAAAATCGTTAGTCCAATCACTCCTAAATCCAATTTCTATAGGTGCTCTATTTTGCGCCCCACTTTGAACGGCAAATGGAATACCCTGAATAGAAATATTTCCACTTATGCCCCCTTTGCTGGTCAAAACAAAACGACCTGTCACAAAAACTTGGGAGCCTCGCCGCATAACCCGGCCATCAAATGTTCCGGTAGGGCTTCCGGCAACTACGCTTCCAACCAGCACAGGAGTCCATGATACGCCCGATGTCCAGTTAATAAAAGCACAAGTACCCGCTGTATTAATGGTCATAATGGATGGATTGGCGGTAGGCAACGCTGGAGGTAGCCCAAAAGAATAACTGGTAGCAGCCGTTAAACTTGGAATATTAAACCCAACGTACGCTGTGCCTTTTGCTGTATCTTCTCTTAATCTTAACTGAGCAGAGGCTCCATTAGTAGCAGGGATAACTAAAGTATCCGGTAGACTTAACACAGGATTTTGGGGGTCGGTATTATTAACATTGACCTGATTGGATGTACCAGTAACACTTTTCACACTGCCAGAATCCAGACCATCTACATAAGCCTTAACAGATTCAGAAGTGGGAATATTGGAATCCGTAGCCGTTGCAAAGGTGTCATCATCTATAATAGCATCGAGCGCAACAGTACCTTGTATGGTAAATGTCCCTGGGGTATCTATGGTTGCTGATAACGAAAGCAGTGGATTTTGGGGGTCGCTATTGTCAACGTCAATTTCATTAACAGTTCCTGTGACACTCTTAACACTTCCCGAATCCAACCCATCAACATACGCCTTAATCGCTTCCGACGTGGATAGATTGGTATCCGTAGCGGTAGCCATTGTGTCATCGTCAATAATTTCATCAATGACTGTAGAAGATTGGACGGTAAAGGTTCCGGGTAAATCTAGGGTGCTTGACAAAGAAGCCACGGGATTAGCAGAGCCGTCCCCGTTGGCGATATCAATTTGATTTGTTGTCCCTTCGATTTCTCGCGTGGTAAGTGCTCCGGTAGTTGTAGTGCTTGCCAAAAACCCTGTAGGCTTAGACGCGAGATTGTCGCCATTTACAAATACGCCATCATTTTGATTAGTGATAACAGTAGCGTTGGCTAAGTCTTGAACGGTTTTATCGACAATTGTGCCTTGGTTCTCAAGTCCTATTAAGCTCGCGCCTTCACCGGGAGCATGACTTGCCAATAGAGCCAATAAAACAGCAATGTCAGTTGAATCTTCTAGTTGAACCCAATCCGTTTCTACAGGGGAGTAATACTCATAGGATTCAAGGGTTGTATTAAAGCGTAGGCGATAATACATAGAAGCTGCAATGGCTGGACGATCTCCAGTCGAACCGGGAGGCAATAATGGAAATGGGTTGGTAAACTGTACGTTTTCCCCCGACTCCAAGCCAACTGTGACTTGATTAGGCTCTAAGTCACCACCGTCCAAAAACTCACTAAATTTTATGGTATCAACCATGACGTATCCTTAACCCGGCAATGACAATAGAGATATCCCCATATAAACCGTTGTATCAGGAGTAATAAGGTTAATCTCATCACCTCCATTAACATATCTTTCCATAGGTCTAAATTCTACATGCGCGTCCTCGCTCATCGTATTAGATGCGGGAATTGTTGGGGTAGTATTTAATCCCATAAAGACATTGGCGGTCGCATTATAAGAAAAACATACTCGAAATTTGTTTTCCGAATCACCGGGAACCGTATAAGTAAGCACATTATTAGCCGTTAAAGTGAATTGGCCGCAGACGTCACTTACAGGATAAGTTTCGTTAAAATTGCTATGAAATTGTGTCGTCATAATTAAATCCCTAGTCGAGCATTATTTGTATAATGAAGATACATCAACGCCTGAGCATAATCGCCGGTGACGCTTCCCGTTGTGTACATAGTAGCCGTGCTATTTACATTATAATTAGTCCGAGCTGTGCTATTTTGACCTACCACAAAATAAGTGCTAAAAGTCACCGAAGTGCTGCTCACCGAGCCGTTCCCATTCCAAAAGTCCAAAAGAACACTATTTGAAGCACCAGTATTCCCATTTAAAATAGTGACCGTTCCCGCTGCTCTCTTTCTTTGCTCCCAGTTAATCTCAATTTCTCTGGCGTGAAATGTTCTTATGCCTGTAATAGTTGATTGGGTTGCTGGGTTTAGAGTAAGCGTATACACTAAATGATTAGGTGCTGATGCTGGCCAAACTCCAGAGCTATTAGGTCTTACTTCCAAGTCAAAGCTTTTTTCATAATAAAATTGACATTGCCTTACTGTTTCATCGTAAGTTAATGGATTAGCGGCAATAGCAAACTCATTAGGGACTAATGAAACGCTTTGAAAATACACATCATCCGGGGTGCTTTCAACCATAGGCTGTAATGTATAAATTAATACACCCAGCGTCATGTTGTCATTATCCATGGCTGGTAGGTCAAAATTCTCGAATACCAAATCTTGCCAATCGGAATCCAGATTATAAACAGGGTCATTTTTAGGGACTATATACGACCACCCAGAAGCTAAAACCGGTGTAGATTCGTTAGCATCTCCCCACGAAGCAACGGGGTTTGTTCTGCTAATGGTAGCAGGCAATCCCGACCTATAAATTAATCTCATTTTTACTTGAAGAGTTTCTGCGGTTTTATTTGCCTTCGCCCGTACCACTGAAGATAATACACCATTCCAATAAGGGCGTGTCGTAACAGGGTCTATGTATTGCAAAATAGCAAAGCGATTGGCGGACGTCACGCCTCTTACCCTGAATGCCATTTGATTAGTATTAGACGCTTGAGCAACGGCTACGTTATTTTGCACATTATTTTCAACATAATTTTGCTGAATAATAACCGTTTGATCGGCAGTATATTCATTGGTGGCCACATTAGAATTAGCTACAGACCTAGATTGCCATGGATTTAAGCCAAAATCCCAGCCAGTTAATATGCTATTTTTAGGCTGCAAAATAATGCTTTCACGGTAATAATGGAAAGTATGGTCAATTTGTCTTTCTATCGTTTCTTGCTCATAAGACAAAAGCGCAGCAACATCAGTGGGGACTAACTGAATGCTAGTTAAAGTTGTATCGGCTGTGGTTGGCAATACAATTTGAAGCTCCGTGTAAGAAGCCGGAGGGTCTGTTGTATCATCTGAATCAGGAATAGGAACCGTAGCATTTACTGTATTATAAGCAGACGTTAAGGCTCTATTATTAAATAAGGCTGTAATATCTCCGTTAGACCTAACCAATCGAGCAGATACCGCACTGGAAGATGCTGCGGATGAAATACGCCCGGTAAGCTGGGCGTTTAAATATTTTCCTCCCCAGATAATCCCATTTTGTTCAAATCTTTGCCGAAGAACGGCGGTTGTCCATCCAACCAAACTAAACTCAAGAGCATAAGAGGCATTGGTAGGGACATCATCATCAGCGTTTAAAGGAATCTGTGTTATTGCATAAGTACCACTTCCCGTTAGTATCAAATCCCACCCTGGCGCAATTTCAACCGTGCCTGATGCGCTTCCGCTTAAAGAGGAATTAAAACTAATCAATGAAAACTGTGGATTGGTTATCTGGTTGTCGGCGTTAATACTTAAACTATCTATAGGGTCTTCCCCGCCGCCAGGAATGAAGTTTTCCATTAACCAAATAAGCTGGGCGTTTTGGGTATTGCCTGCGCGTATTTCAATGCGATAAACAAGCTCAGGGTCAAAGTACAAATTATTAGGCAGAGTTCCTGATGGCTGTAGTTGCAATGGG